GGTTTCCGCCTCGCGCGCATTATTTGCGCTCTTGAGACCAAATCTCAATAGTATTTTACATCAAACAATTCCAACCGGATAAAAAAACTCAAAAAACAATGATATTGAGTTTGCGTCTCAATAGCGTTAGTGGTAAATCCAGATCATCGACACCGATCATCCAGTTTTCCAAGTGGCTGCACCCGAGTACGTGGAGGCACCAGAAGACATCCTCGCCGAGCGCATCGTGCGGCGGTGGAAGCAACACGCGGATCTCAGCCGACAGCAGGCGATCGACATTGTGAAGCAAGAGTACGTGCGCTTTCAGATCGAGCGTGAAGCGCGCGACCTCGACCACTACAGCTACGCCAAGGGGATCAGCGCAGTCCTGGCCTACATCGCCGACTCAGCCACTCCGATGGTCGAGCTGGATGCGGTCGCCTACTGCTACGGACTGATTGGCCGGGCCGAAGAGTCGATGGACCAGATCGCCAAGCGCCATCGGATTTCCAAGCAGGCGTTCAGCAAGAAGGTGGAGAAAACGCTAGAGAGCTTCCACCTCAAACCCCAGCACGGGATGCGGCCACAACCTCAGCGGAAGATTTACGAGTCCGTCCACAACGCAAAGTGGGAGCACATCGAACAAGACGCACCAAGATCATGACGACATACATTGCAATCGACCCTGGAGTAAACGGAGGCATCGCGTGGGACGGCGCGGCGCTCGCATCCTGTATGGGGATGCCTGGCAGCGACACCGAGATCGCAGAAGAGATCGGCCTGCTCTACAGTATGCGTCCCGGCGTGAAGTGCATCATTGAGGACGTGCCCAAGTTTGTCGGCAGAGCATTGCCGGGCAGCACAATCTTCCCTCTCGCGTTCAATTGCGGCCTTGTGCGGGGGATTGCGGTGTCTCTGCGAATGCCGGTCATCCTCGTTCGGCCACAAGACTGGCAAAAGCATTTCCGTCTCGGCACCAAAGGCGACACAGCCGGCACCACGGAATGGAAGAATAAGCTCAAGGCCGAGGCACAGCGGCGCTACCCACATCTGAAGGTCACACTAAAGACTGCGGATGCTCTGCTTCTGCTGGCCTACGCACAGGAAAAACAACTCTAACCACCATGTTCACACCCATCAAACTCGAAACCAGAAAGAACGTCTCACGTTTCAAAAACATGCAAGTCGGCGAAGTGCGAGAGCTTGGCGCTAGGTCAAGGTCTCAAGCGGTCGCAACGCTTCGCTTCCGGATGAAGAAGTACGTGCATGAGATCTACACGCTCGACGATTCATCCATGCCTTTCCGTTTCCGCCGCGACGCCTGACTTATGCAACTAGCATTACCTAATTTTGAGTCGTTCGACTCCGATCAACTCCAAGAGTATGCGGCACGAGAGCTGGGCATCATGCGGGATGAGGCGCAGATGGCGGCTGGTATATCAGCGACGGCATTCACTCGTGCGTGGGCTGTTGGTAAAGCGTGCGTTAAGCTCAAGGATGCAGTCGGGGAAGACGCGTGGGAAGAATACGCGTCACAGAATATCGGCGGTGGCGACTACTATGCGGTCTATCGTTGTATGCGTCTGGCGCGCATGTCACCGGAAGCGCCGCCGCTACAGAAGACAGGAAGCAGCCAGTACAAGCAGCTCCAGATTGCGATGGGGTTAGAGGCTGCGCCAAAGACGACACCACGCAAAACGGACGTGCTGAAATTTCAGAACCTGATGGCATCACTCGGCTGCATCAAGCGGTGGTGGCGTGAGGGGCACGTCATCGAGACGCTCGATGCGGAGATGATAGCGGAGATCCTTGAAGACATGCAATTCCTGCAAGAAATCTATGAAACACTCACGAAGCAGATTCCCGAAGCCACCGACACCACCTCAAGTGGATAGAGAGATCATGTTGGGCGAGGTGCCGAAGCGGATGCAGCAGACCATGGATGTGACACGCGACACGCCGGCACCCGCGCGACCCGACATGCAGAATCATTCCGTCTTGCTAGAGGAGTGGGTGTCTTGGTGCCGAAGCACAGGCCGGGAGGCTCACGCTGCGGATCTAATCGAGCGGACGCGGGCGGAGCTGCGCAATTCCTGAAAGCATGGATGCAACCACCGCCGAGGACACACAGAAGAAGCTGCAAGACCTGCTCACGCGGGTGAAGGCGGGCCATCCGTTGTCTTATGCGGAAAGCGAGTTTCTGAAGAGCCGCAACACCGAGCCGCGATATGAGACGCTCAAAGATGTCGCCGCCTTCTTCTCGATCACGCCCGGTGCTCTGCGTCGGTGGGAGGAGAAATATCCTGATGCGTTCGAGAAAGGTTCAAACGGGTACAATATCGAGAAGATCAAGGCCGCAAGGCAGCAGTTTCTGGCCAGCGGTAATTATACGCGACTAAACGACGGTGACACGATTAACGTGGAAGGCGTGCAGGATGTGGCATCGCTCAAGGCGCGCAAGATACACTTGGAATGTCAGAAGCTGGCTACGCAGATCGAGATCCTACAGGCGAAATACGTCTCGGTTGATGAAGTGCTGGCACAGGTGCGGGCCGTGATGTACGCGATCAAGGAGAAAATCAAACGCATCCCGCCGGAGATGGCTTACGAAGTCAGCGGCGTGTCACCTGCGGAGGCTGAAGAGCGGCTTTTGACCTGCATCGACAAGATCCTGCGGGAGATGGAACAGGAGGATTACATCAAGATCGAGGAGCAGCTCAAGGCAAAGAAGGTGGACGTTGAGATGATGGAAGTCGAGATCGCGCCAACCGAGCCAATAAAGCGAGGGAGACCGCGCAAGAGCTGATGGCATTCTCGATCTACTCGCTGATGGCGGAGGTTTGGCGGCCAACGCCGAAGCTCCCGGTGGATGAGTGGCTGCGGACTCACGTCAGATTCGAGCGCGGGCCGATCCTCGGATCTTTCGACGTGCGCAATTCCCCGTGGATCAAAGCGCCGCTCGAAGAGCTGCGGAACCACGAGACGCGGGAGATCATCTGCGCGTGCTCGGTGCAATCAGCGAAGACCGCCCTGGCCGAGGGCGCCATGTTGTACCTGATCGCGGAAGAGGGCGGTGACATGTGTCTGTACCTCCAGACGGACGAACACGCCGACGAGTTCCTTGATACGCGGTTCAAACATCGCATTCTCGACTGCAAGCCAGTGCGTGCGATGCTCAACAAGGGGGACAAGAGCATCCAGAAGCGGACGGTGGCATTCGCTCACATGACCCAATACGTGATGGGTGCCAGCAACATCCACAACTTGCAGAGTAAAGCGGCGCGCTACGTCATCGGGGACGAAGCCGCCTACTGGACGCACGGGCACATCGACGAGTCACGCAAGCGGACGACCTCGTTCGATGCGCGGAACTCCAAGCGCATCTACGTCTCAACGCCGATGAACAACAGCGGCGAGTTTTACGAGAGTTTTTCCGCCGGGTCATGCAGCGAGTGGCACGTCGCTTGTCCTGCCTGCGGAGAAAAGTGGCCGATGGTGCTGGGTCAGCTCAAGTGGGACGGCGAAGGCGCCAAGTTGGCGGATGGCAAGTACGACCTCGCGCGGATCAAAAACACGGTGAGATACGAGTGCCCCGCGTGCAAGGTCCACCTAAAAGACGAGCCGCAGGTGCGCCGTCAGATCGCAAACAGCGGATTTTACGAGAATCAAAACTCCGCACCAGATCCGCGCGTCAAGAGTTACCACTGGAATGCGCTGACCGTGCCGTGGGTCGCATGGGACACGATAGCCAGCGAGTTCCTCAAAGCCGAACACGCTCGCAAGTTGGGCGATTACTCGCCGCTCGCAGAGTTTGTACGCAAACGACTGGGTGAGTTCTGGGATATGCGGGAGTTCCAGAGCGAAGAGGTCAATTTATCGGGAGGATTCGCCATGGAGGAACCATGGGAACAAGAATACCGGCGTTATATGACGGTCGATGTGCAGCGCGACTATTTCCGGGTGATCATCCGGATGTGGGCGCAGAATGGAGAATCAAGACTGTTTTACGCGGGCGAGCTGCACACTTGGGCTCAACTGCGTGACCTACAGAAGAAATACGAGGTCACCGACAGGCGCGTGTTCGTCGATTGCGGATTCGAGCGGTATCAAGGTGAGGTGTACAGGCAATGTGCGGCCAATGACTGGTTTGCACTCAAGGGGGACAAGGCGCAATTCTTTACTTGGACACTCATGGACAAGCGGACAGGCCGCAGTCGGTCAGTCAAACGTCCATATTCGCAGATCCAGCACGTCGATTCGGGTGTGGGGCTTGCAAGATCCAAGGTGCGCAACGCTCGACAGGCCGACTTGTGCGACCGCATCGTCTGGAGCAGCGACTACATCAAACTGGTGCTGCATCGGCTCCGCTCCGGCCAGGGAGCATCATGGCAGATCGCGCACAATGCGCCGAAGTGGTACTTCAAAGAGATCCAAAACGAGGTGTTTGTCACCGAGAAGGACAAGAGGACCGGCAAGAACAAGACGTTCTTCAAAAAGCTGGGCGAGAACCACTCTTTCGACGCCGAAGCGATGCAGGTTCTGGCCGCCTGCATCGAAAAGATCATCGGGCAGGCCGAAATCATCACAAACGAGGTAGAGTCTGTCAACGCTTGACAGGCTGGATGACTTTATGGGCGGACCATCAATTCTACGATATGCGTCTTTGCAGTACTGCGAAACGCTCTATGAGCAGTGCCTCGCGGCGCTGGCTGATGGTCAGGGCACCATGGTCATTTCGACTTCGGGCGGTGGTGAGTCTGAGACTCGATCCAGCGGCAATGACGGGGGTATTCCGGTCATGACTTTGATGCGCGCAGTCATGCGACGGATGCACCATCTCGACCCAGTCAAGTATCCAGCCATCTCCAACCGACTCAAATCAGATTTCAGCACACTCGTTCTATGACCTACCTCGAATCCATGATCCGCGCAGTAAACCCCAAGCTCGCTTTGGAGCGCGCGCGTGCGAAAGCGGCTCTCGATGCGGGAGAAAGAGTCGGATTCTGGCGGGTCGGTGCGCAATCGAGCACAAACCGCAAAGCCAGCGGCCAAACGCTCGATCAGCCGGATTCATCGCGAAATCACACGGATCGGGTCACTTTGATTCGTGAGGCTCGATGGCTGGAGGAAAACAGCAGCGTAGTCAAGTCGATCCTGCGGAAGTACCGGACCTTTTCGGTCGGTCGGCTCCAGTACGTCGCACGCACGAACAATGAGGCGGTGAATAAGCAGATTGGCGCATACGTTGAGCGGTGGATGGCTAACGCAGACGCGAGCCAGCGGCACCATTTTCGCACGCTGGCGGGGCTTGGCGTGACCAGTATGAAGCGCGACGGCGATATTGGCTTCATTGTGCTGGAAGAGCCGATGACTCCTCTCGAACAGATGATGATGGTGTCTCCCATCCGTATCCAAGCCATCGAGGCAGACCGGATCGGTTCAATCGTGAACCGTGAAGGCCTTGATACGCGCCCGTTTAAGCCGTTGAAAAAGAACGAGCAGGATTTCTCCGGCGTTGTGGTGAATGGTGCAGGCAAGCCGATCCGCTACCGCATCTACAACCGAAGCCGGACAGGTGAGATGATGACACCGGCGCTCGAAGTGCCTGCGCAAGACTTTCTTCACCTGTTCGACCCGACGCGGCTCGATTCATATCGCGGCTTCTCCGTGTTCGACGCGGCGGTGACCGACATCAAGGATCTGATGGAGATTCTGGCGTGCGAGAAGATGTCGGTAAAGATGCTCTCCAGTATCTCGGGCGTGGTCAACAACTCGGACGGGTCAGCGGATCAGGACGTATCGCTGGACATCTCGCATGACTACAATCCGGATGCGGATCGTCTCAAAAAGATTGAGCCGGGCACCATCGAGTACCTGGCTGAAGGTGAAAGTTTCAACCCGGTTGAAAGCAACCGCCCGTCGCCTACCTTTAACGGATTTCTTGACTCTCTCATTCGCAACTGCGGCATGGCGACGAACCTGCCGTTCGGCTTTATCTACTCATGGGCTGGGCAAGGGACGGCAGTGCGGATGGAAGCGGCACAGGCGGCGCGTGAGTTTGAAATGACTCAGCTCACACTGGAGGAAAAGCTACTGAATCCTCTGGTGCGGCGCGTCATCGCTCGTGGGATGCAACTCGGGCACCTTCCCACGGTTCCAGATTTTGACTCCGGTGAATGGCGCTATCCTGCAAAGGTCACGGCGGATGTGGGACGTGAATCTAAAGCTCTAATCGACGAGACCATGGCCGGGATCATCTCGAAGACGCAGATTGCGGCGGATCGAGGTGAGGACCGCACCATTATTCGGGATCTCCTGCGGGCCGAAGCCATGGAGCTGGTCGAAGACGCGAAGATGGTACAAGAAGCGTCTGGCGGGGTGCTGGATCTGCCTACAGCTATCTATATGCTGGAGCGGCGGGCGCCTAACGCGCCAACTATTGCTGCGCCTGCGGCTGCCCCGGCGGAGGACGATAACAGTCCTGACGAGGTAGAGGATACCGCCGAGGATGAGGTTGAGGATATTGCTGAGGGCGACACCGAGGCAGACTCATAAGATTGACATTGCGGCGGCGAGTATGCCAGTCACCGAAGAGCTTCAGACATTCGCCGCATTCCAAGGAAAGGTTTCAGGGAATACCATTATGGGCGTTTCCTTGATCCAAGAAGGCCCGGCACTCGGTCACGGCGTGTTCGTGGATCGCAAGTCGCTTGGTCAGTTCAAGGCTCTTGCGATGGCCAAGGGACGGGTAAAGGCAAAGCTGAATCACTTCTCTTCGGTGCAGGACACGGTAGGTTACTACGAGAATTTTCGTGTCAGCAAAGGTAAACTCCTAGCCGATCTGACTCTCTTTGAAGCGCACGAAGGCAAAGACATGTTGCTCGAAATGATCAACGAAATCCCGTCTGCTTTTGGCGTCAGCTTGATGTTTGCGGCTGACTCTCCAGAACTGGACAAGGAGAGTGGCAATTACATGACCCGCCCGCGTGGCTTGTACTCAGCAGACTTTGTTGATACTCCTGCGGCCAATGCGGATGGCGTGTTCTCGGCTGATCAGATTGACAGCGAGGAAAATGATATGCCTACAGAACAGGTGGCTCCTACGCCAGAACCTCAAGTTGATTTCTCCGCTTTGATTGCGGAGCAGTTCGCAGCGTTTACCGCTAAGTTCGATGCGGTGGCTACGCAATTTGCTGAAGACAATGCCAAGGTGCTTGCCGAGTGTGAAGCACTGAAGGGCGAACTCAAAGCGTTGCAGGCCAGTGAGCGCGAAATCGACTTGCAGGCCAAGCTTCTGGCCGCTGCTCCTCCGGTCGCCAGCTTTGCTGCTCCGATCAACGAGCCGGAAGTGAAAGGGCCATCGGTCTCGTATCATGAGGCCAAGAATCAAGCCATCGGCACCGCCACCGGCCTTGATCGTCTCAAAGCCGTTCGTGCGTTCACCGAAAAATTCCCCACCGAAGCTGACTACGTTTCGGCCAACTCATAACAACTTTCTACCAAGACCATGCCACAAGCCAATCTTCTCGATATTGCAAAGCTCAACGGCTCCGACACCATTGTCGGGCTGATTGAAGAGACTCTGACCTACGCTCCCGAGGTTCAGATCATGCCAGCGCGCACCATTCGCGGCACCAGCTACAAGATCGCTTCCCGCGTCTCGTATCCCGGTGTTGGCTTCCGTGCCGCTAACGAAGGGTCGACCCCGAGCAAATCGGAGTTCGAGAATCAACTCATTGAGTGCTACATCCTGTCGGGTGCGGTGCAAGCCGACGTTGCAGTCGCCCGCGCTTATGAGGACGGGGAGCAAGCGTGGAAAGACATTGAGTCGATCGGCGTCATGCGTCAGGCGATGATTGAACTGGGCTCCCAAGTCATTTACGGGACATCGGTCGATGCTAAAGGCTTCCCTGGCCTGCAAGCTATCCACACCGCCTTCAACTCCGGCCTCGGCGCTTCCGCTCTGACGGTGGATGCGGGCGGGACCGCCGCTGGCACTGGCTCTTCGGTCTACGGCATCAACACCGACACCCAAGGCGTTCAGCTCGTCTTTGGTGCTGGTACGACCTTTGAACTGGGTGAGTGGCGCATTGAGAACGTCGGCACCTCCTCGGTGTATCCGGCTCACGTCGCCAACCTGACCGCTTGGGTGGGGATGCAAGTCGGCAGCAAGTACAGCGTGGGTCGCCTCAAGGACGCAACCGAAGATTCAGGGTTCGGCGTTACCGATGCTAAGTTGGCCGCCTTGCTCAGTAAATATCCAGTGGGCTACCGTCCAAACTACTGGCTGATGAACCGCCGCTCTGCCTATCAGCTCCAAGTCAGCCGCTCTGCAACCACCATTCAAAGCGGTGTCAAAACTTCAAGCGGTTCTGAGATCTTTGCTCCGCTGCCTACTGAGTCGAATGGCATCTCAATCGTTATCACCGACTCCATCCTCAACGATGAAGCTCTCACCGCCTAACCTTTAAGAATCTAAGACCATGCCTAACGAATTCTCTCGAAACATTCAGGACGCCGACCTGACGAAGGCTCGGCTTCTGACCGCCGCTGACGGCAACGTCACTTCTCCTGACCTCGACCTTGGAACAAACTCAAAAGGGTTTTTCCCTGAGAATACCGAAGTCGAAGTTTTGATTCCTGCGTTGACTGCTACTCAGCTCGCTTCGGCGGACACTCTGACCATTCTGTTGCAGGGTGGATCGGCGGTCACTCCGACGACCAGCTTGGGCCTGTCGGCAGTGCTGACCGGAACAGGAAGCGCAATTCCTCAAACATCCTTCCGCTTCCGGCTGCCTTCTCCTGCTCCGCGCTATGTGAACGCCAAGTTCACCACAGCCGGCACTACGGGCGACATGAGCGCGGTGAGCGCCTCAGTCAGACTGCTGACCTAGTTTTTGGTGTTGGGGTGTTTTCATGTGGGCGGCTGACAGGGTTTCTATCCTTGTCAGCCGCTTTTTTGTATGACCTACGCATCACGCATCGCCGCCGCGCATGGCCGCATCCGGAACAAATTCGGTGCGGTGACGCAGACTGATAACCTTTATATCTGGCACCAAGGCGCGCAGATCCCGTGCTACGAATCAACTGGCCGCACTCAGCGTGATCTGCTGGCGTCAATAGTGGTCAAGGATCAAACGCTAACCGTAAACGCTACCAAGGCTGCATTCACGACCGCGCCGCAGACCGGCGACGAGGTGAAGTTTGGCACGATCTTGGCAACGGCAGTCACTCTTCGCATCGACAGCATCCAGACGAATACAATTCGTCCGTTCTATGCTCTCGATCTCATCGACCCAAACAAGGAGGCAACAGCGGCATGAGTGCAACAATCACATTTGACGATGCCGAATTGCGGCGCGCCCTTTCACAATACGGGCAAATGAAGAACAAGACTGATGCCGATGTGGTAAATAAAGCCATGCGGTATTGGCTACCTTTTGCGGCGAAGCGCGTTATTAAGAAAACTCCCGGTCGTAAGCGTGTCACAAGGGATTTAATGGCTAGAGCTAAAAACCCCAAGAAATCAAACAATTTAGGGCAGTACAATAATACGGTTGCAGCAGCGATTATCTTTGATCGTTTAAAAAAAGCAGGCAGGCCGGTGCCCGTCAATATCGTGGAAAAGATAGACAATTTCTTTCACGCTAAAAACAACTCAGTCAATTTCTTGCGAGCTGGATTTATTCCAGCATATCGACTTTTCAAAGTGCCGGGAAAAGGGCCAGCCAATCAAAGAGTTTTCAAAGGCAGAAGCCAAGGAAAAATTGCCGTACAATCAGTCTTTTTTAAAGTTGAAGCGTTTGCTCGCAACGCACGAGAAGGAGCCACAAAGCTCGCCCCTGAAGCGTTTCGTGAGGCTCTTCCAGAAGTAACAGCGATTTTCATCAAGTTCATGAACCAAGATTTACAAAGAATCGCAAATAGCACAGGTTTCGCGTAATGAACACTTATCCCATTAACCCAAGCGACAGATTACAACGCCGCATCTGTAGCGTTCTCACGAATGACCTCATTTCGCTGCCGTTGTTCTTGGGCTTTTCTGCACGGAACGGGAGAGAGTTCACGCAGGAGAAATATCCGTTTTTCTCAGTTCAGGTCACGGATAATCAAGAAGTGTTTCCAGGCTCAAATGCTTGGCGTATTGGAGTCACGGTGGCGATGGTTGAAGACAGAGAAGAGGCAAACCAGACATTTGGAGCCGACACACGCCCAAGGCATGAGTTGCGCGGAGAGAACGTCACCGCTCGGCTGTTTGGCGTCTGGAATGGCTTGTCGCTGCCTGATGCGATCAACGCCATCAACAACACAGAGGACATTTACGTGGTGAAGATGTACGCAAAATCTCAGGCAAACGGCACCATGAGCGAGGACGAGATTTCAACCGAGTACAGTTTCACGGTGGTTTGCGCTACAACAGAACAGTAAGATTGACACACTCCTCAATAATATGGCCGCCGTCCAAGCAATCATTCGATATGGAGACATTCCTTCAACCACTCTGTTGAATGAATCAAATTCTGTGACTCCTGAAATTTTGGTGCAGTCACTAACCACCACTGCTACTCGTGATGAAAAAGCCTATTTGGACGCGCGCGGCGTGACCTTTGCCCTAGAGTACCGCAACCCAACCATTTCCTTTGCTTTTGACGGATATATCAGCAACCGGACCGGATCGCTCTCTAATGGCCATCCGGGCGAGCAGGTGATGGCATTGGCAAACTTTACTACAGACATTTTTGGCTTTGATCCATCCGACGGCGTGATGGTCTACCTTGACCCGACGCGCTCCGAGACAAACGAAGAAATTGCAAAGACGACCTTTACAGTGAAGCAATATCCATTTGTTTAATGGATGCACACTTGGATTCCATGCAATGACCTAGATCTAGCGGCGGCGTTTGGCACAATCGGGGTTCCCATGAAGCCTGACGTGCAAGTCAGGGCAGACACGGGCAAGGAATATGTGACAGTGTTCCTTGCCACTGAAAGCGCCACAAATCCTGCCTATCGGACCGGCGAGTTGATGAAGATGCTAAAAAGCGGAGACCTTGAAAAGCTCGACCCAGAGCACCCGCTGCTTTATGCAATTACTGCCGTTAAGAACCGGCACGCCGTCACCCGTGCGGTTCAAGCAGCAGAACGCATGATCCTGATCAGCATTAAAGGCAGCAAGCGGACTGCCTACGTGCGAGAAAATATCACAGGTGAGGGGCTTGCAATGGCAGAGCGTTTCCTGCATACTGGGCGACCATGACCGCTCTTGCTGAAAGAAACATTTCCATTCTTGATCTTCCTACGGAGGAGGCCGCCGAGAAAAAGAGAGAAGCCGCCTTTAACAGCGGCTATTCATGGGATGGGAAACAGTTTGAAGGGCTGACTTCAGCTAGGAAGGATCTCTGGTCTTCCTTGTGCCACAAGGCCGGATTTCCTTTATTAAGTCAGTGTTTTGACGATGTGGTTCTTTTCACACCATTAGCAAAGGCCATCATTTTCGTATGCTCAACACCTAAAGCAGATCTCAAGCAGATGCGGTCGCAGGGAATGCAGTCTGTCTTAGACGCTTTTGAGGACTGGTGCGACGATAAAGTGCCGATCAGAATGGAGTCTGAGGCCATATCGCTTGGCATTAGAATCCTAAACGATTCATCTGCAAATCAATCTGAAGTTCTACCAGCGGAAGGTGTTGAGGTAAAAAAGCCTTAGCGTATCCGGTCTGGTCAGCCTATTACGTCGCCTTAGTGCATCAAATGACCGGGCTGGATGAGGATTCCATTCTCTGGGATCTTCCTTTGTCACGAGGATTGGCCTACATGCACGTCTCCTACCTAATGCAGGGCAATGAGACTCAATGGCCAAGCGACGGACGAGAAAGCCTTGCAATGGCCGACGTTCGTAAAATGCTAAAAGACAAGCCTTGGCGTAGGCTTGACATTTGACAATCAGCAATGGTCTCTCTTGATGCAACACTCAGGTTAAACTCTGCCGACTTTCAAGGCGGGCTGAATCGCGCAATTATTGCGTCAAACTCCGCTGTGTCGCGGATGTCTAGTCAATTCAACTCGCTGCGCAATGTGGCGGCGTTTGGTGCGGTGGGCGCGTCTGTTGGTATTTTAGGTGACAAAATTATTGAAAGCACTGTAAGTTTTGAAAAATACAAAAGGCAGTTAGCTTTGGTGACGGGAGGAATTGAATCAGCTAACAAGAAATTTAAGGAGCTGCAAAAGGTCGCTTTGCAGCCGGGGATGGATCTGGCATCCACAGTTGATGCGCAGATCCGTCTGCAAACCATGGGCTACACTGCGGAAGAAGCCACTGGGCATATTCAAACACTCGGCAAAAATGTCGCAGCGTTTGGCGGCGGTGGCGAACAGATGAAAGGCGTCATCTTGGCGTTTTCTCAAATCAGCTCAAAAGGCAAAGTATTTGCGGAGGAAATCAATCAGATTGCGGAACGGCTGCCAACCGTTCGCAATCTGATGAAGCAGGCGTTCGGGACAAGCAATACCGAAGATCTGCAAAAGATGGGTCTTTCTGCGAAGGATTTTACAGACAAAATCCTAAACGGAATGGCCAACGCTCAGCCGGTGGCCGCCGGATTGGACGAAGAGCTGAAAAAGATAAAGATGACGATGGCGTCAATAATGGCTGATGAGAATGGATTTCTCTCTTCTTTTCTGGGCGGCGTAAACGAAGGGATTACCAAAGCCAATGATTTTCGTAAAGCTCTGATTTCTGTTTATGAGACGTTTTTGATCAACGAAGATCAATTAAACTCCTATCGTGATTCTCTGGCGTTTTCCGTAAAAATGCAGGAAAAATTAACGGCGGCTCAATCACAAACAAAAACAGACGCCGAGAAAAAAGAAGCCGACGAGAAGAAATCGACTGCCGATAAGATAAAGAGAGAAGCAGAATACATTAAGACGTTAAACGAAAGGATGAAGGTGATGTCGCTCAGTACTCAAAATGTTGAGGACGATCAAACCAAGCTCGACATGGTAAACAAGGAGATTGCATCCATTTACCACATGAACGATCTCATTTTGAAGCTAAACAAAGCAAGAGAGAATGGAACAGCCTTGACTGAAGCCGACGCAACTGCGGTCGGAAGAGCTTTAGGGCTTTTGAAGCAAAAGGACGGACTAGAGAAATCCATTCTTGAAAAGAAAAAAGCGCAGTTTGAGAAGGACGTAAATCAGCAGATGCTAGGGCCAAGAGAACGCAGAGAGCAGATGCGTAAAGAGAACGACCGCAAGCGGGCAGAAAAACTTGTAGGCAGAAGAGGCTTTGAAAAAGAGGTCAATGATGAATGGAAGCGAATGCAGAAGGAAGGAAACATTGATCCGTTTATGAACAAAGAAAGATTACGACGAGACATGGCAAAAGAGAAAGTTGGCAACGAGGATCAGAAAAAAGCCAACGAAACGCTCCAGAGTATTTTTAACGTCTTAACCCGTCTCGCGACCGCTTAACCATGCCAATTTCTTCCAGTGAAACATTTTGGCCAGGATCAACAGATCCAGTTCTTGCTGAGAACGGCCTGCGCTTGTCCGTCTCAGAAAGCGGCTGGGATACCATGACGCTGAAGTACTGGGGCAGGACCGACGCGCCATCTACATATGCCGCAACCCACTTCGCCACAGGGGCACAGCCAGCACTGTACCCGAACATGTACTACAACGGGGTGAGTGTCTCACAGGAGGGATCGAACATCTACTCGTTCGACGTGCAGGCGGCGGGGCTACTTGGCTCGCAAGCGGTGAAGCGCACGGTGTCGAGCAAGATCCAAAGTTACAAGACTGGTCTAGGCACAGTGCCGGGGACAGGCAACGTCGGCGAGATCCAAGGGCAGTACATTAATCTTTCCTGCACGTTTCATCAAGTCACCGAGTTTTTCCCAAACACGGCCACAAGACCCGAGAACGCTATTGCGCTAGGGCCGCTGCCGCCGTTCCCAACAAACCCGTTCACCTCAATCACAACTCCAATCTACAACTTCCCCTACGGGTGGATTCAGGATGGATTAGAGATCGAGACCATCAACGGCGACGGCGTGTCGATTTACCTCGTGAAGCAAAGCATGGTCTACATCTATTCCGTGATGCCTGGCTGATATGCTGCCACAACTCCCAGTCATAGACCCGAAGGTCAACGGTGCGCGGTCGGGCGGACTGCTCAACCGTCTGGTGGATCGCATCAAGATGCAGCGGCTTCTCAGCTCGGAGACGGTCATCATCACCGAGACCAAGGACGGGCAGATCATCGACCGGCTTGGCTCCGGCGGGGTGGCCGCTCCTTTCGCTCTAGGCTTTGCTGTGTCGCTCGACGGCACTAATGTGGTAGTCGCACCCGGCAGGCTGCTGTATCCGCTCTGGGGTGCCATTCTAGGCGACAATCCGACGCCGGGCGACTGGCAAAAGGAAGTCAATTACATCGGCGGCACCTTGACTGGCACGGTGACGCAAGTCTGGCTCAGCGTGCTGTGGTCAGAGAGCGATACCACTACGACCGGACCACTCGGCACGACCACCTACAACATCTCGGGAGCGGCTGGCGGACGAGGCGGTGGTGGTGGCGGTGGTGGCGCGGCTGCGGGCCTGCAACCCGATATCCGTGGGACTGCGGGAGATGCGGGCGAGAATGGCGACGGGACCGGCCTAGGCGGCAACGGAGGCATCGTGCTCGATTACGACACTGACCCGCCGACGCCGGTGACCGGGCTCGGCAACAGCTATGGCGCCAGCGGTGGAGCTGGCGGTGTGGGTGGTGCTGGTGGCGCAGGTGGAAGCACCACGTTTACCCGCGCAACCAAGGCAACCGCGCAGATCCGCAAATGGAGTATTAACGGCATCTCGCTACACACAGCAAAAGGCGCCGCCAGCCAAGCGGCATCATGGATTCAACTGGCGACCATTAGCGGCACCAGTATCACGCAGCATGTGGCGGGCAGCATCTCAATCACGCCCCCGGCCATCACTTTTATCATCACCTGATGCTGCCAGACATTCCCAACTTTAACCTCGGCGACGTGTACGTCTTGACCGGCAAGACACTCGAAAAGATCGTGCGGCGGATCAAGATGCAGAGGCCAATCGAAGGTGCCAACATCCGACTGGAAGAGACGAATGCGGGCATTCTCCTACATGCTGACCAGCAGGTCGAGGTGGCGCCAACGGTTGCAATCAATCACGACTTTAAGGCAACGTCACCCGCATTCAACACGCTCGATATTGCTGCTGGCAAAGTTTACGGCATCGAGTGGGGAACGCCAAGCATGAGCAACCCGCTACCAACAAACTGGCTGGCGCAGCAGGCGAGCATTGGGCTGACCACTCTTTCGGTTCCGTCTGGCAGTAGTGTATGGCTGCGCATCCAGCTCTCACAGGTCGATGTGAACATGAGCGGTGCGCTCTCGGCTACGGGCGCGACAACGCTATCGGTGACGACCGGCGGCGGCGGTGCAGGTGGTGACGGTGGTGGCGGCGGCGCCGGCGGAGATGGCACAGCCGGCTATGCAGGTGCTGCGGGTGAAGCTGCATCCGGCCAGACCGCCGGAGATCCGGGGACAGGCACCCTGGGCGGAAGCAACGGGAACGAGAACTCAGGCACAGCGGCGGAAGGTGGAGATGGCGGAGATGGGGCTGCGGGTGGTGACGGACAGGTTAAATCGTTTACGCACTACACAACTCTGTTGATGGTGTTTCGCCGCTGGCAAGTCACGTCTGCAAGCCTTGAGGTTCACGCAACCAAGCCAACCGCATCGCCTGCCAGCAACATCTACATCCGCATCGCGTCACAGACTGACGGAGTGGTGACACAGTACCACGCGGGTTCCTATCACATCACGCTGCCAGCAGCCACTTTTATAAGCTCTCTTGTTCCCTGATTTTCCCAACTTCTTCGGCAACTTGCATTATTTCCTCAAGGGGAAGACGCTGGCCATGTTTCGCAAGGCGATTTATGAGCAGATGCCGATTGCTGGCAACGGTATCACTCTGCAAGAGACCGACGACGGCATCATCGTCTCAAGCAAACAGGGTAAAGCGACGGCTACCTCCAGCGTTATCGACTTTACCGGCGTCTTGTCCGGCGAGAACGTCATCATCCAAGGCGGCAAAGTGCTGGGCGTCTCGTGGAGCACTTACACGCCAAACAATCCCAGTAGTGGCGGGTGGACCGAGACGGTGGCGACGGTAGCAGGCACAACCTTGGCGGTGGCCACCGGCTTCACGATCTGGCTCAAGATCACATTTGTACCGACAACAAACCCGGTGGTGGGCGCGCTCTCATCGGTTGATCAAGAAACGCTGACCGTGCTCGGTGGGACAGGAGGTGGTGGCGGAGGTGGTGGCGGAGGTGCTGCGGGTGGCAGAACGACCGGCGGCGATGGAGTGAATGGCACAGTCGGAGCCAACGGAACAGCCGGCACTCCTGGAGCAGGTGGTGCAGGCGGATCGGCTGGCACCAATTCGCCAAGTTCCGGCGGCGGAGAAAAAGGCGGAATCGGCGGATCTGGTGGCTACGGCGAAGGCGGTGACACAGGCCTAGAGGTCTTTTTCCAGAACTACGCCAATGCCGCAGCACAGATTCGGCGGTGGACGGTATCGGCTGCGGTGCTGGAGGTGCACTCATCGGCGCCAGCGGCAAGCGCAACTGTCGCATATCTGCCGATGCTGACCCGATCCGGATCGACCATCACGCACCACCAAGTCGGCAGCGTGTTTATCAGCCTGCCGAGCGTGACCTTCATCTAAGATTGACACAACGCCGCATTTTATGCCGAACATCTTCGCGTTGACGCTTAAAGCGCAAAATAGCTATCCGGGCAACTCGGTCATTCCCTCCGCAACTCAGCAGGTGCCGGATGTGATCGTGCGGCAGGAGGATCTCATTTCGGGCGTGTTTGAGGCTTATGGAAGCGGCCAGGTAAATACGCTGACTCTGAGCGGAACAACAGTGAACTCAGTACTTAACGGCGGATCGGCTGTGGCTCTCACTAATCCGATCACTAATGCGACTCTGGCATTTACAAACTTTTTTGGACTGTATGTGACCGTGACGCGACGCGACCCGACAGTCGCTCCAACATCAACAATCACAACTCCTATTGCTGCGACTCTGTCTCTGACGCCCAGTACTGGATCAAAGGTTTTTGTTGTTGCTGCCTCGCTAGCGGCGCTTGTCGTTAATATGCGCGTTCGCATCACATCGACCACTTTTCCAAACGAGTACATCGAAGGCATTGCCACCGTTTATTCTGGAACGAATTTGACTGTGGTAGTGGATAGGTTTTCAGGCAGCAACGCAAGCACCAACTGGACAATCACTGGAGTCATTTGCGCTCAAGTCAGTTCTACTGATTTTGGAGGCATCACCTTTACAACCGTACCACTTCGGGAAAATGCCGCTTTTGCTTTTTCTGCTCCTGCCGCTATCAAGGCGATTACAGGGAACAATCTGAGTGTTTTCCTTAATGGAACAACCGGCCTGAACGCCAACGTGTTGGTCATCGGCTCATAATCTTATGCCATCCACATTCAAACTTTCCACGATCCTCCAGAATTCGTTTACCGGTAGCGCGGTCCGCGCGCCGATTGCGCATTCGATTCCTCCAGTCAATGCCTCACTGACCAATGCGTGGAGCATCGCGGCGGAGTTTACTGGCACCTCTAACAAGACGATTATCCTGTCGTCTAGCTCAATCCTTGTGGACAGCGTGGCGCAGGTTGATCCAATTACCCGCGCAACGATTGCGGTGGCTCAGATTAAAGGCTTCATCGTTTACGTTGCGCGCGCGGTCGATGTTACCGCGCCAAGTGCGACAGCACCAACAGTGACCTGTGCTGGCTTCGGCAAGCTGACGAACACGGCGGTATCGGTGCCAGAAGGCGGAGTTTTTTCGCTCCACCTGCCGACGACAACCGCAGCCGGCGCGACCGACTCTCTCATCATCGGCCTCTCTGGAACGACTGGCTACAAGGTCAGTGTTGTCGCTTACGGCACTGTGGTACCTGCATAACCTTGGCCGGGGAGGCCCACGCAATCCTTCGCTATTGCGTAGCAGGTTCAAGTCCTGCTGGCCAACAACGGAGAGGTGGACGCCCAGCACACCTCATGAATCCCACACAATTGGAAGAACTAGAGGAGCGGCTGCGAGATCTCAATCTTGTGGTCAAGGTTGGCCAAGGACTGCTCTTTGGCGCGTTTGGTCTAGGTGTCTGGGTCACTACAATCCAGATCAAGATCAATTCGCACGATCAAAAAGTAGACGAGGCATCCAAGCTGCGAACTGCGGATGTGGCAGCCATCCGGGCGCTGGAGCTGAAGGATAGCGCAGACACGCAACTCCTGCGGTCGATAGTGGAGAAGCTCGACAAAATTGACAGGAAGCTCAATCCGTAATGCCTAGTCCTGGACAACCACCAATCCACAAGAACGTGGCCAAACCATTCTGGGCGCACAAGGCACCTGTGGCGATTAAGCGCAAGAAGCCGAACCTGATCAACCGCACTGCCATGAACTGGGTATCAAAAAAGATCCTTCCCTTCCTGTTGAACTGGAAGACGACGCTGGCCGGTGTCGCTCTTATTCTGCATGGGTGCAGCGCAATTGTTCAGGCGCTGCTCGATGTCACCGATGGCACGTCCCTCACGCTCGACAGTCTTCAACTCGCGGTCGGTGAGATCATCGCTGGTGCGGGGCTGATTGCTGCGCGGGATGCGAACAAATCCAGCCAAGACTCAAGCGTGCGATGAAAACCATTCTCCTAATCCTCGCTCTGGGCTCGTGCTCATGCGTCAGCGTCCAACAAATGCCTGACGACTCACTCTTTCCAGACAAGAGCACTGACTGGCGTGACGGCTTCAAGGCTGGCATGATGGAAGGCTTGCTTTTGTCGGTGACTATTGCTTGGTGACCTTATGAAATTCTTTAACTGGTTCAAGACTCTGTGGCACCGCGATGCGGTCGCCAAAGCAACGCAGACGGCGCAGCTCCTCGTGCAGGGGCTAACAGCGGACCAATTTAACATTGTCATCGACAAGGTGGTTCACGCTAGCCAGTTACCAGTCAGTGGCCTTGATAAAGCGATGCGCGTGAGGGAAGTCGTCACGTCGCCGCACTTTGTGCAAAGCTACAAGCTCCCACCATGGGTGCAGCAGGGCATTGATTTCGCTAGCGTGGTGGTGCAGCTCGCGTGGGTTGTGGCCAAACTAACTAAGCGCATCTAATGCCAACGCTCCCCGCATTCTTTCACGCTGCGTTCTTTGCACTCATGTTTGTATGCTGGTTTTTTATGCTTGGCTGGATACTCAATTCGTTTTCCCCATGACGAAACGCGACATCCAACTCATGCAGGAAAAGATTGGCGTGGTTCCCGATGGCGTGTGGGGGCCGGCGTCGCGCGCCGCCTGCAAGAAGCACCTCGACCGCCTGCTGCCAGTGCCAGTTCAATGGCCAATGCAGGACGACCAATCACTGATCGCGTTCTACGGCCAGCCGGGAAATGAGAACAATCTGGTGAATCTATCGGTGGCTGACCTCGGAGTTCACTACGAGAACCAAGCGGTCAAAAGCATCCGCTGCCATACGCGCGTCGCATCGAGCTTATTTCGCGTGCTGACCGCAATCAGCAAGACCCATCCATACGTGCTCAATCAGTACGCGGGATGCTTCAATGATCGCAACATGCGCGGCGGGTCACGCAAGTCGCTTCATGCTTGGGGTGCGGCGATTGACTTCATGCCAGGATCAAACGGCAATCACACTGCCTGGCCGACTGACTCATCCATGCCGCTGGAGATCATGGAGTACTTCGCTGACGAAGGCTGGCTTTCCGGCGGCGCATATTTCGGGCGGGATGGGATGCACTTTCAAGCAACACGATGACTCGCACAATCTCACTTTCTGAATCGACCGCTGACCTCGGGATGCTGCCGGTGTTCTCCACAACGCCGCTGCTAATCACCGGCGCAGTCCCAGCCGCTCCAGCAATGTCGCAGTGGGTGCTTGAACTGTGGAAGCGCCAGAATGACGCCCGAGAGGTGGGAGCGACTCCGCTGGCATCATCGGCTGGATATGTGGCTGGAGGCGCCGTCACGTTCGTCCTGACGGCAGCACAGATGAATCTGGTGCTCTCGGACGAGATCAATAGTAACAACTACTGGATAGCCATTGGCGGGCTCGACAGCAACGGATTCCCGGCATTGCTGAGATCCGGCAACATCGAGGTTATCCCGTCGGGCTTGTCGCTGACACCGACAACCACCATCGCTTTCTCAGTGGTCAATGAGGTTGTATCGTTTGCATACAACGGAGCAATCTACCGCTTTGATGCGGTGACCGACACACCACCCGGCCCGATTGACGGGACCGTTGTGGTTATTGATGGAATGATCGTCGTCACCGTCGATGGTGTCAGTTATTCCGTCCCTGCTGTTTCTCCATGAGCACCGTAACAAACCCCACGAATGTCGCAATCATCCAACGTGACGCCACTGGCGACAACGATTGGGTGGATCTTCTGGGGAGTGCAAATCCGAATAAGTCGATTGGGTTTAATGGATCTGGCGTGGTGTCGGCACTTGCCACTCCGCTGCTGACGGCGGCCAACACGTTCACCACTGACCAAACGGTGCAGGGGAAACTAACCGCTCGGTCACTCGTCGGCACTGTGGTGGCAATTGCCGCCGCTTCTATTGATTGGGCTGCGGGTAGCAGCTTCTCTAAGACTCTTTCGGCGAACACGACGTTCACATTTGCCAACACGGTATCTGGCCAGTCGATCACGGTTGCGGTGACCAATACGGCAAGCAACTACGCGGTGACGTGGCCCGGCGGCATTAAGTGGCCCGGAGGTTTAGCTCCGACACAAAGCACAGGCGTTCAGACGGACGTATACACATTCAAGAATATTGGGGGAGTATTTTACGGGGCCGTTGATCAAGGATTGCTTCCAGTGCAGCACGTACAAACGTGGCCACAGTTGCAGGCTGCTTTAGCGGCTGTTGGGGCGGCTAACGGCGGTGTGATCTACATTGATGGCGTTATCGAGATCGAACCTTATTCTGCAGGAGGCTGGAACAACGGAGGCATTACTCTCAATAAGCCGAATGTTGTTCTTACTGGACCATCTAATGGTAAATCTGTTCTAAAATTAAAAGCAGGCGTAAATTATAATGCTTTTAATAATTACACGATTAACATCCTTAATTCCAATATCGTAATTGAAAACATTACGATTGAAGGAATTACTAGTTTGTTCAAGCCAACTGGATCTGCTGCCGCGTATTTGCCTAATACGCCATATGGTATTCACATTGCACGAGGTGCTAACGGTTCTGGTATTGCCGACAATTCTGGTGTCAGCAATATCACGATCAGAAACGTAACGTTTCGAGAGCTTTCCAGAGCTGTTGCTGTAACTGGAGGACCAGCCACATCTGATGGGGTGGCTCCTTTTTATGGTGCTGCAGCAACAATTAAAAATCTCAGTATCCTGAATAATAAAGTCAGGAACTGTGGAGGAGGCTTTGATATCTCTTGGGGGGCTGACGATCTTTTGATCGACGGCAACAGCATCATTGGAGATGGGGCTATTTTTGATAAACTCAAATTTTCTTACTATAACGCAATTTGGGTAGGTGAAGGCATTAGCAATATTCGCATTGTAAACAATTACTGCGCAAACCACCAAAGGATTGGGATTGAAGTATTTATCCCGTTTGCCAACCTAAGTAATATTAATCAAAAAAGGCATCCAGTCTCGTATGGTCAAAATGATGTTGGTTTTGTTGTCGCCAACAACACAGTAAAAACCATGGGATCTATGGGGATCTCGTTTACCGGAGCGCGTAATAGCGTTGTTGCTAACAACACCATTACCGACTGCGGCGACATCGGTTTGGAAATTGTAGGAGACGACAAGCACGTAAATTCTCAACGGCCAGATCTTGTTGTAAATGTGCTTTGCGTCGGCAACACAATCAAAAACGTTAATGGCTTTGCACGTCGTCCAAATCCGATTACCCCTACCACCACAGATTACGGCTATTCGGCTATTCCGCTGAATCCGAACAGCGCGGTAGTCACGACTTCACTTAGCAATAAAGTTGCTCTTGTAGGTCAAACAGCTTTTTCTACAGGCACAAAAACTTTTACCTTTAACTCTCCCCCACAAACGTATCCGGAATTTGCCGAAGGGAAAGAAGTTCAACTTAAACTTCAAGTTGATCCGAATTACGTAATGACCGGAACGGTTGATTCAAATGATGGGACTACTATAGTAATAACCATTCCTGCAGGGGGCCTAAACTCACTAACATTGGCCGGCCCTTATGATGTTTTGCTTTGCCCTTATGGACTGCATACGCTTACTCTGGTTCCCTCACAACTTGAATGGGCAGCCAATGAAGGTTTGGTCAATAATATTCCTGTCGCCGGAACCGAGATCGGAACGTTTTTAACAATTCAAAGCAGCGTCGGAAGTTCCGAGAGGAGTATTTATTTTGCGGCTACTCTTAGGTCTTACGTTCTTGGTGCCTCGACTTGCAATGTTTACATTACAGCATCTGGGCCGGGAGCGTGTAACCAAAAAACAACTTGGTGGGCTGGTACAAGAAGGCCTTGTGCTGGTATGACCATTGATAAAATTGATGGTGCTAAAGTGATCGGGAACACCATTGATACGGTGTTAGACTCTAATTCATCTCAAAGGTTTGGGTGTCAGATTATCAGCTCCAAGAACGTTATATTTGAAAACAACTTGATAACCCGAGGAGGCAATCGGTATTTGCAGGTCAATATTTCCAACAGCGTTATTGTCAGAAACAACGTGTTTCGTTCAGGGGAAGCGGTTATGGTTCGCGATGCTGCGACAAGAGCCATCACTATACTTGGAGAAGATATAACTTGGCCAGAAGATTATCTCAACGATTCAAGTGTCGCTGCACCAAGCGGCTTTTATGCTATTTATAGCCATCTAGCAGTAGATTACAACGCAGGCGTGCCATATAACAATTGCCGTTACATCGTTAAGGACAACACTTTTATCCCAAGAGTGAATCCTATACGCCCGTATGTAAACGGAGCCGCTATTTTCTCGGATCAATTCTCACGCCCAGAGACTCAGTTTAACGGAGCGATTGATCTAAAGCACAACACTTTTACCGACGGGTATTACGTGACGGTGGACTTCCCCAGTCCGGTGTTGGACTACTCCCAGAAGTGGAATAACTCTTCTGCTACTGAAGCCTTTATTGGATACAGATTCCACGCTGACCCGGCCATTTCTCCGGCTGCGTCCCGAATTTTTGATGTTGCCAGCATTGACGAGACGTACTTGTATCTGAGGCGGTATACTTCGGTTACTTCTCACAATATATCGTCAGGGGAAAAAACGTTTACCATCTCGTCTCCAGCTACTCCTACGTATCAGTACCCGGCTCTTTCTACGTTCCAGTTGGCTGCCATTCCACAAGGGACCTTTGTTCGATGCGTGTCCGGAACCTTGCCGACAGGGCCCAATTTTATAGAAGGACGAGTAAAAACAGCTATACCGGTCGGCTCGACTTCTTTTATTATTGAGGTAACAAATACCGGAGGGTCTGGGACTGGGTTAAACTCTTGGAACATCGTTTTTGATGGTTCAGTCCTCTTCGTCGATAAGCTTTCCAAGCTCAACCTCCGCTCTGACGTAGTGCTCGACTACCACACTGGCACCAAGATCGGGACGGCGGCGACGCAGAAGCTGGGGTTCTGGAATGCGACGCCTGTGCCGCAGCCAGCGGCGGTGGCTGATGCAACTGATGCAGGCACGACGCAGACGCAGCTAAACGCCCTCCTCGCGCGACTGCGGACCGCTGGCATCATCGCCGCATCCTAAGATTGACATCCCACACGCAATTAAGCCATGGCCACACTTTACTCAGACACTCTCGCCGCCGGTGTTACCAGCACCAGCATCACGGTCGTCCAGGGCACGATCGTCGGCATCCAAGCGACGCAGCCGGTGTACGTCCTTGCCTCGAATGGCGCACTCATTGCGGAGCTGGGCGTGAAGGATGCGGCGAACATCATCCCGACCAACACGCCGATCACGATCAAGGCGAAGGAGCTGAACACCGCATCGAGCGTGATCACTGTCATCGGGCAATAAGGCATGACCTCCCGCATCACATCCTTCATTGCGCCGGCGCTCCCGGTGCAGATTCCGGTGGCCTACTCGCCCACGGATGAGCTGTTGATGCTGATTGGTGCAGCGACGAGCGGGGGTGCTCCTCCGGCACCAACCTATCACGTTCTTGTGCAGGCTGGCGCTTTGCACAAGGTGCTCTATCATGGACCGGGAGACCTAGTAGTTTACCAATAATTTTATGGCCAATCTCAACCTTTCCGAGTTTACCGAGAAGCTCTTTGTCGCTGATGCCGATCACACGTTCATCTGGGACACGGCTGCGTCGATCAGCAAGCGGGTGTCGCGGAATTCGTGGTTGTCTGGAACGACTGCCAACTGCCGACTTGGATTGGCTGACGCAGCCGCGCCAGTAGCGCAAACAATATCAGTGCAGTCAGTAGTGGCTGGCACGAGCAACACGGCAGGTGCAAACCTCAGCATTAACGGATCGCAGGGGACCGGCACAGGCGCAGGCGGAGCACTGCTCTTGCGCACGGCTCCGGCTGGAAGTTCAGGCACTACACAGAATGCGCTAGTGACTGCGGTCGCTATTACGTCTGCAGGAAACGTCGGCATCGGGACGACCTCGCCCACGTCGAAGTTGCATGTTGCTCTGAACCCAGCAACCAACTACACCACGGAAAAAGTCCAATTTGGAAATGTTTTCTTTGGGAATGGAGTAAGCGATTACTCCTTCATGTGGATAGGAGGTATAGCGACACCGCTTACTTTATCTAATTCAAATTATGTATTAGGCAGTGACGGAAGCGGAACAATGTTAAATTCCCCTTCCACAAGTGGAATTACTTTTCAGGTGGCTGGGTCTAACAAATGGTCTTTACCAAACACGGGGCACCTGCTGGCCGCAGCAGACAACACCTACGACATCGGCGCGAGTGGTGCGAATAGGCCGAGGAATGTTTATGTGGGAACGAATGTAATTTCACGCCCTGCGGCTTCAATAACTCCAGCCAACAATGGCGAGTTTGTTGTCGAAGCCACGTCAAACACCACACTCACTTTCAAACTGAAAGGCACTGATGGAACGGTCCGTTCGGGCACTATCACCTTGGCTTAATCCATTTACCCACCAAACAAACTCATGCCCATCGAACCAGAACAACCCATCGTCGTCCCCGCCGTTCCCGAAAAGACTTACACGGAACAGTGGGTCTATAACCTAGTCGTCCACGCGCCCACGCTCACGACCGGCAACGTGCGCATCGAGCTGCTGCCCTACGATCCAGACACGCAGGAGATCGGACCCGGCACGCTCAACCAGCCGGTCTACACCGATCAGCTCTGGGAAGCCGTCGCTGAGGTGCCCGAGGTGGCCATCGCGTTCCAAGCCGTCATCGACTGCGTCGCTCCGCTGCGGACGTGGATCGAAGCGCAGGCCGCGCTTCCTCCTGCTGAATAGCGGCTTGATTTCCATCCCTCCCTCTTCATCCTAGGTGCTCTATGGAACCACAAGCCACAATCACGCTGACTGAAAAAGAAGCCGTCGCACTCAGCAACCTCCTCGATGTCGCGGTCAAGGCCGCCGGTATTCAATCCGCCGCACCAGCCGCGCACCTTCATCAAAAGCTCTTTGATGCGTGCTCGATCTTCCGCAAGGAAGAAGCCGCACCACTAGTTGATGCTGAGGTGGTCGGCTAGGTAACCATCCTTCCACTCGGAGGTCGGGGGGACCAGAACCGGGTGAAGCGACCCGCATTCCTGTAAAAAGGGGATGCGGGTTTTTTTATGTGATGTGATGTTTTTTTGTTGACTATGTGTGCAAACCGCCCACAAATGACCACATGCAGATCGACACATTCATCACCCTGCGCGTCACAGCGGAGCTTCGCGAGCAGCTTAAGGCTGCTGCCAAGCAAGCCGACATGCCCATGAGCGTCTTCCTCAGAATCCTTCTTACCCGTATTGTAAAACAGAAATGAAACCACAGCCGACACGAGACATGACGGCGGTCTACGCAGCCGCCGCATCACGCCGCCGCCGAATGCTGCGTGACGCCAAGAGCGAAGCCGCATCCTGGTATCGCGATAACCCGGACGACGGGCCGGGTGGGTGCGTGTGCATCCTGTTTATTACGATCGTGGCAATCGTCGTCTACAGCGCGCTTTTCTTCTGCTGGATATGAGCTGGTACGAGAACAAAACCTACAAGGTGGTCATTCTCACGATGACCGGTCGCATCCTTACCAAGCAATACAAAGCGATCAACAGCGGCTCCGCACGCAAGAAGGCGCTCATGCCGAACGATGTTGAAAGAATTTTAGCAGTCGAAGAAATACACGAACCCCAACCAAAATGAAGCACTATCAAGCAAGAGTACAAACTGAGAGCGGCGCCGTCATTAACCTAACGGTCAAAGCACTCGACGAGCGGCTGGCGGTCGCAGCAGTCAAACGCAAGGACAGCATTTTTCGCGTGATCTCGATCACGGAGACGGAGGCGCCGGCGAGCATGGCTGCTGCAAACAAACGGTTCTGGGTTGTGGCGGCCAAGAACATGGCAGGCGATACAATCGAGATCTTTGTATCTGCCAACTCGCAGAGCAATGTGCGCAACAAGATGGAGATGCACAGCCAGTGTGCGCACATCGTTCGGATTACGGAGACCTGCGAGAGCGATTGGCTCAAGCGCAAGAATACAAAATCATGAGAAATCCTGTAAGCGGTGAGAGCAGCGCCAGAGGTTGCTTCAGCCTCATATTGCGTTTGACCGGGCAGACGTGGCAATCCGCCGCCCCGGAACTTTGGGAACGCTTGGAATCTGGCGTGGCTGGGCGTGGCGGGGCAGGGCCAGGCTAGGCTTGGCAAGGCAAGGCGTGGCATGGAATATGGCGGGGCAAGGCGCGGCTCGGCGCGGCACGGAACTTGGGCTGGCGTCACAACCAGCAAACACAAAACACACACGGAACAAGGAACACAACACAACACAACACTAGACACATGTACCAGAAAAACTACGCAGTCACACTAACAGGAGCAACTGACCTCCTAATGCACAGAGACAACATCGACTTCGGGGCCAAGACCCGCGCATGGCAGAAAGATCCTGCCAACAAAAAGATGTCGGTGGCCGGAGACGACCGCTCGCCAGCGTGGAGCTGGTTATCGTGTCTCTACACAGCCGGCGGTCAGGTAGTCATCGACAGCGACAACATCATGTCGATGCTGCGCGACGGCGGAAAGAAGTGCTCGGCGCCTACTGGCCGGGGCTCAATGAAAGCGCAGACGCAATCAGGCATCATCTGCAATGAGATCGGATGGCCGATCACCCTGGCCGATGGGCGCAACATCGACAGCAACGCGCTACTTGCGATGGTGAAGGAGAGCGAGTTTGAAGAGCACGAGAAGGCGGCGCAGGAAGCGGGATTCGTTCTGTTCGTGAAGCGTGCGCGGGTCGGCACATCCAAACACGTCCGCGTTCGTCCGCGCTTCTCGAACTGGTCGGCCAGCGGAACGCTCACGGTGGTCGATCCAAGTATCACACTTGAGATGCTCCAGCACATCCTGACCTTCGCGGGCTGCTTTTGCGGTGTGGGCGATTGGCGACCATCGTCACCGACACCCGGTCAATTCGGTCGGTTCACTGCAACCATCACAAAGCTCCCTTAATGATTACGACCATGACACTCGTCACAGGCATTCCCACCAAGATCGACGTCAACAAGCTGATGGAGGCAATCAAGCCACTAGAGGAGGGAGACCTATTCTCTTATGACACAATCGCGCAGACCATCGGTGTTGACCGCACCAGCAAACGCTTCCAGTCGGTCATGGGTGCATTCCGCAACCGGCTGATGCGCGAGCGCAACATCTACCTCGTCTGCGAACCACGCGAAGGATACCGCTTAGCCGATCCGGATCGACGGATTACGGTGGCCGCCAACAAGGTCACCTATGGTAAGCGCATGATTTTCCGGGCAAGCAGTCTGGCAATGACAACGGACACCAACCGCCTGACCGGAGACAACCGCAAGCTGCAACAGCATCTGGCAACGCTACCAGTGCGCATGAAGCTGGCCGCATTGACCGCACCAAAGGAGATCGACTAAGATGACAAACCCGGAGGCATTATTCGGAGTGGTGCCTTTCGGGCGCGTGGATTTTGGCTGGGCGGGGCGCGGCGCGGCATGGCTCGGCCGGGCTAGGCACGAGCGAGGCAAGGAATATGGCACGGCCCGGCGCGGCGTGGCGTGGCAAGGCAGGGCCCGTCGAGGCAGGGCATGGAACAAGGGCGGGCACATCCGCAAGAACAACAAACCAACAACAACACAACCGTATGACCAAAAAAGATTGGCAACCATTTGAAACTGCTCCCAAAGAGATAAACACCGTCGTCTTGGCTACTTGGGGCACCCGCAATTTTGTGGGTGGATACATCACTATCGCTAAAAACGAGTCAGGATGGGAAGACACTCTGGACCGCACCAGACAGTTTAACGAAGTTGGAAAAAACATTAAGGATAATGGTTATTGGCTTTTGCAATGGACACCAATCGCCAAAATTTTTATTTGGTCATGATTGTAATGCCTTCAAACAACACGGGATTTGCCGCCGGATTTCTTTTTGGAAAGCATCCGGGACGACTTGGCCACTTGCACTCTGTGGAATCACCACGCGAACCAGTCCAAGGAATTCCTTGGGCTATGGACAACGGTGTTTTTGGTGCATGGTCTTCTGGTAAGCAATGGAGCGAGGAGCCGTTGTATCGCTACCTCGACGATTACGCTGCATGGAAACCGCTGTGGGTCGTTGTGCCTGACTGGGTGGGTGACAGAGACGAGACACTGCGTCGATGGGATCAGCACGCGCCGGCGCTACAGTCTTTCGGCGTGCCACTCGCGATGGCAGTGCAAGACGGGATGACTCCCCCCGACGTGCCGAAAGAATGTTCTGTGCTGTTTGTGGGAGGCTCCACTTCGTGGAAATGGCGCAGTCTACCCATGTGGACATCCTCATTTCCTCGTGTTCATGTGGGACGAGTTAATTCCATCCGCTTACTGTTGATAGCGGAAAACGCTGGGGCCGAGTCTTGCGATGGGACCGGTTGGTTTAGAGATCCAAGACGCACGGCAGAACTAGCCAGCTACCTTTCGCACGATCACAACCACCCTGACCTATGGAATGCCCCGATTGCGAATACGAAATGAACGAACCGACGTCCGACTTCTGGGGCTATTGCTGCGCCGAGTGCGGACATTTTCAACCACTTTATGAACATATACGAAACTGCCCACCAAGCTGCATGTCCGAACGGGGATTTGATGGATACCTACAAGATCACGATCCGCTCACAATCCACCATCATGGCGGAGGAGATTCTGCGGACATTGAATGAAACACCGCCAGAAATTTATCAAGAGAGTTTAGCGACTTTCCTGCGTGCTAAACTTGGCGCAGAAGTCACCGTCGAAGGGTGGCACCACGGCATTAAAATTACCAGCATTAGACTTTAACAACACAATGGAGACAAAACACAGCAAAGCGCTGCTGGCCTACGCAGGCCAGCTCTACGACGCATACATGACCGGATGCGGCGGCATCGACTGGCTCGACAAGCCACTGCCTTCCTGGTCGGATTACGTCTGCAATCCGAACAATAAACGCAGGGTCGAAGCGTGGGTCGATGTGGCTCGGGTAGCCATCAAGATCGAGACGGAGGTGCGAGACGGGCAGCTATGAGCACGGACAAACCAAACCCGAGATGTTGCAGCGAGTGCGTGCATTACCGTGGGTCTTTGATTCCTGACCGGGGAGAATGTTGGGCTCCGACTCCGTGGTGGCTTAATGTATCCGATCTGGACAGTATAATCCATCTACCAGAAACGCTGGCCCATAATTGCCCCTGCTTTACCCCCAAACCCTGACTATGGGAACCTACTACACAAAAGACGAGCACGGAAAGGTCAACGGCATCATGACCGTTGCCAACGTCTACAAGTTCAAGGGTTTCACTTTTGAGTACAGCGATTTCCTTGGGCCGCTCAAGGTGAATAAAAACTTTGAACCGGCTGCCGCGATGGGGCGGAAGTTTTACAAGGTTTACCGGGAGTGGAACAAGCTTACCACGGAAGAGAAGGCATCAACGCAGATATTCGGATGACCACCAAACAAGCACTCATCGACATCATGCTCCAGCAGCGAGAGACGATCAATTGGCTGCGGGCGTACGATCGAAGCATCTATGAAATCAGCCGGGAGGCGATTGAGCATCACCAAGGAGAGCGAGACTACTGGAAGGTGCGGTGTGCGTCAGCCGAGGACGAGCTAATCAACATCAAACTATTTGGAAAATCATGAGCGGCGGACGATTCGACTACGACCAGAACAAACTCCAGTACCTAGCGGAGGACATCCAAGAGATCATCGAGCGGAACAACCCGCTCAACCAGGGGGACCGGCACAGCCCGGAGATCATCGCGCGGTACAAGGAGGCCTCTTACAACCTCGAACGCACCTATCAAATGGTGCAACGGATCGACTGGCTCGAAAGTTGTGACGACGGACCAGAGTCCTTCATCGAGCGATGGGATGCGGAGGTTCCACCGAGCTGGGAGGAGACGTTTAAATCAAAACAACCATGACCAAAATGAACTACTACCACGGGACAACACAAATCCGACCACGAGTATTTTGCGCTGACGGCGTGTCACTCAGCGTCCAAGCGAGCGAATATGCTTACTGTTCGCCGAGACAACGTCTTCAGCGACCATGGAATGCATACGGACTCGTCGAGGTCGGCTACATCTACGACAAGGATAATCAACCGTTTTCCCCGCCGGACGTTTGGAGAGAGTATCAAAGCGGAGACGATGAGATATGGGCCTACGTGCCCATCTCTATGGTCAAAGAATTTATCGCAGACCATGGTGGCGAGGTAGAAGCACCCCCGGCGCCTTTGGTGGAGCAGATCATCGAGTAACCAAGCACAACCATGACCACCTCAATAAACCCGATCAAGGAAGCCGTGCAGGCGGCTATATATTTCGCACGATACAAGGAGTCCACCCTGTCGGAGTATTGCTGGTCCTGCGACAAAATGGAACGCGAGATAACGGATGGAGACAGGGAGCGAGTGTGCTCGCAGCTCGCCGCCGCTGCGCGGATTCTAGCTGACGAAGTTGAGCGGCTGCGTGCGGTGCAACAGCAACAAGGCATCGCTCTTTCCGACTGCTGCGAGGCACCAGCCGTGGTTGCGGGCAAGCCGGGATCAACTCAATGGTATGTTTGCCAGCATTGCTGCCAGCCGTGCGACGTTTTTATCAGGGAAACAACAACCCAACAACAACCATGACCACAAAAACACAATCGGATCCGTTAGGATCATCCCGCTTAATATTTTGGAAACCCATCGAAACCGCGCCGAAAGACGGCTCCGAGATCCTAGCGGCAGTGCACTACCCAAACAAAAACTTTTATCAGACCTACTTTTTGTATTGGATTGATACCTTGAAAGGGTATCCCGACGGGGTGTGGACGTTGGACTACAAAACACCGGTGACCTACGGAACGCCTGCATATTGGATGGAAGTGCCCCAGTACGTGGAACCAAAAACTCAACCATGAACCCCACCCCCATCTGCATGACCTGCGATCACTGGCACCCGCTTCACCCATTGGACGGCTGGTGCACTAAATGGGATGGAGTTTCATCAAGACATTTCACGTGCGTTGAGCACGTGCCAGTCAAAATCGAGCCAATCGACAAGCTAAAAAATACGCCGCAACCCGTTGATAAAGAAGAGTGGTTTAGCTAAAACCCAAACTAAAACAAACTAACTACAAGCTAATGAACGACGAACATCCTTTTACCGCATTCCCGAAGATGGCCCGTTTGCAACGCGAGGTCATCGTCACCGAGAAAATAGATGGCACCAACGCACAGATACACATCACCGACGACGGTAAAATGCTGTTTGGTAGCCGCACCCGTTGGATCACCCCCGGGGACGATAATTTTGGATTCGCACGGTGGGCCACCGACCACACGGACGAGCTGATGCAACTCGGGCCGGGCCGCCATTTTGGCGAGTGGTGGGGCCGTGGCATCCAGCGCAACTACGGACTCAATTATCGCAAGTTCAGCTTGTTCAACGTCATCCGTTGGTGCCCGCATGGGGAAGAACCAAAGCAGATCCCGACCGCTGACCCACGCAACGTCAAATTGCAGGACATGCTCCCCTCCTGCTGCCATTTGGTCCCGATCCTTTGGCAGGGGTTGTTCACCTCAGTGATTCCCACGGTGCACCTTTGGGAGCTAAGCCAGACAGGCAGTAAAGCCGCACCCGGTTTTGCTCGCCCTGAAGGCATTGTGCTGTTCCACGTCGCCGGGAACGTCGGATTCAAAATGACCTTGGACAATGACGGAGTACCTAAATCCACTTTGAAATGAAACAGACCGCACAAGAACTGATCGAGTATTTCGAGAATTATAACAAGCACCGGTTATACTCGATTCTTGACCGTCACCATGGCAGTGCTCTTGACCAAGCCATTCATATACTCAAGAAAATGACGTGGCAACCGATGGAGACCGCACCCAAGGATCGCGAGTTCCTTGGTGTGTGGGGCAGTCCCATGGATGTGCAGGATAAATCAGTTGATCTGTTTCGCTACGATCAAGATTCGCAGCAGTACGTGTGGTCCAATTACGGAGGTGCGGTCTATGTGCCTAGCGCGGAGCTTTTTGCTTGGATGGAGATTCCGAAATACGAAGGATAAAAGATTTTTCCTCCCGACAAACCAAACCAAAAACCAGAACCAAACCATGAACGAACTAATTCTAAGCACAAAATCACGCGAATACGCGCCTCACCCTGAAACGCAGGGATTAATCAAAGGCGTTATTGTAGACGTGACCCCACTAAAAATGATGACCACCAAATTCGGAGACAAGAACGTATTCAAGATCGTCTACGAGACCGAGCACATCGACACAAATGGCCGCTGCGGGCTTATGTTTAGCGCACCCTATAGTCCAAGCCTGCATGAGAAATCATCGCTTAGGCGCGATCTAAAGAAGATCCGCGGGCGCGATCTTACCGCGGAGGAAGAGCGAGAGTTTCGCCTTGAAGAGATCCTGCTGGGATTTGCCGTTCAACTGATCGTGACGCATGAACTCAAGGGAGATCGGACGTATGCACAGATCAGTTTCATGCAGCCAGACAAGTCTAGCGAGCCGTTAAAGCCGTCCGGCAGTTACGTTCGGGTCAAGGACAGACCGGAGAAGGAGGCGGGCGGCACCTACAAAAAAGCATCTGATGCGCAAGATGACGATTCCGCAGGGCGGGAGGACTGGCAAAAGGTTAAAGTGCACATCGGCAAGTATGCAGGTCAGGAAGTCGGGGACCTCCCCGCGGACGCCATTATGGCTCTGCACGATAAGTGGATACCGAGCATTGACCCGGTGAAACCAAAGGCGGACGACAAGCGCCTGGACGCAGCAATCAAACAAGCAGTGGCCATTCTCAATGCTGAACCTCAACCCACTGAACTATTTTGAAAACCTGCCTTTTTGACATCGAGACCGGGCCATTACCGCTGGACCAGATCGAACACTTGTGTCCGGAGTTCAAAGCGCCGGCCAATTATAAAGACGCGGCCAAGATTGCCGAGAACATCGCAGAGCAGAAAGTCACATGGATCGAGCGTGGCGCCTTGTCTGCTTTAACGGGTCGAGTGATTGCTATAGGTCTTCGCACTGATGGCGTTACCACCATCCTGCAAGATGACGACGAAGCGGTAAACCTGCGCGCATTCTGGGCATGGTTAGAGGATCGAGTGCGTGAACGTCGGGCGGTTGTCGGATTTAACTCCAACAAATTCGACATTCCCTTTCTTACGCGAAGAAGCTGGGCTCACGGTATTGCCATTCCCTCGGGCGTTTACATGACGCGCGGATACGTGAATCAAAGCGTGTTTATTGATCTAGCACTGGAATGGCAGTGCGGCGACCGAATGGAGTGGGTAAAACTCGACACGGTGTGCAAGTTTCTAGGCTTGCCAGCCAAAAACGGCAGCGGCAAAGAGTTTGCCGGTTTGTGGATCAGAGACAGGGCCAAGGCTTTGGAGTACCTGCATAATGATATGGCCATCACAGCAAAGGTGATGGAGCGGATGCTTAGCATCTCCGAGGTGCCAACGCCTGCACCCGTGGCCGCTGACCTTGATTACTAGGCCATGACCATGAAAGAAATCGCGGCTGCTCAAGCAGCCGCTGCGGCGGAAGCTCAAAAAAAAACGCCGCCGCTCGTTTTGGGCGTCTTGCATCCAGTCCCGTCAAGGCCGAGGGAGTTGCCGATACGACCAGAACGAGCACCTTCGCACCTATCGCCTTGCGAAGAAGATCGGCTTCTAGCAACCGAGAACCTGACCGACGTGATTCCCAACTTTCCGCCGAAGAGCAACGACGCGGAAAAACTGTGGAATCAAGCCTGCCTGCTCCCACACAGCAATCTGGGGATTATTATGGCACATTCGAGCCAAACCGCGTGGATCGCGTGCTCAAGGATTGGGAAGCCGCCATTGCTTCTCTTTCCGCTGCCACTGTTGGGACGCCTTCCAGAAATGCCGCTCGACCCGCTGCTCCCGCCGGAACAGTGACCATGGGACAGATCGCATGGTTTCATCAAGTCAACAAGATGATGGATCATATACCTGAAGCCTATTGCCCAACATGCTGGGTTAGGTGGAATAAGCAACTTTGGCCGTCTTCGTGCGTGTGCACGGGGGCGGTTTCTTTGCAATTTAACATGCCACGACTTTAACATGACACTCGAAACACCACTATTACCAACCGAAATCATACTCGACACCAGCCAGCAGCCAGCAGTCAACACAATGCGCCGAGGCACGAACGTCTTTCTAACCGGTAACGCCGGGACTGGAAAAAGCACGGTCATTACGCAGTTTATCGCCGGAAACAAAAACTCGATTACGGTGACAGCCACTACCGGCATTGCCGCGCTCAACCTGCGTGATCAGATTTACGCAAATTCGCGCGTCAGCGTGATCGCAAACACGATCTATCGGTGGTCGGGCATTGGACTCGGGCCGCAGCCGCATGAGGACGATGAACAATGCTGGGACCGTCTTTGCGCGGAAATGACCAAGCCGCCGCTCAGCATATCAAGGAACAATGCCTTTGCTCGCATCAAGCGATGCGAGTGCTTAATCATCGACGAGATCAGCATGTTGCCTGGCCGGACGTTTCAGTTCTTGGAGTTCTTGTGTCGAAGGCTGCGGGGCAACAACTATCCCTGGGGCGGTATCCAGATCATTTGCGTCGGGGACTTCCTGCAGCTCCCGCCGGTGAGCAAGACGGGCAAATATGACTGGGCGTTTTTGAGTTCAACATGGAAGATGACGGACTTTGAGCATGTGGTGCTGCAGAAGATCCATCGACAGGACAATGATGTTTTTAAAGATCTGCTCAACAACGTGCGTATCGGCACAATACAGCCGCGGCACTTAGAAATAATGGCCAAGCGTGTGGCGCGTTTTCCGCGGGCTGACCTGCTCAGACTTTTTACGCACAACGTGCAGGTCGATAAATACAACAACATGATGCTGGAAGGCATTGAGGAGTCTTTGCACGTGTACCGCATGAGCAACAGTGGTCATGCCGCTTGTGATTGGATGATCAAAAACATGCTGACGCCTGAAAGGCTGCAACTTAAGGTGGGCGCACGAGTAATGGTTACGGCCAATCTGACAGAGAAAAACAGCGGAGGAGCACTCAGCGCCGTCAACGGCAGCCTTGGTACAGTGTGCGATTGCGAGAATGACGACGTGACGGTAAAGCTGGATTCCGGCGATTTCCTACACGTAGGAGATTATAAATGGAACATTGACCCAAGCGACGACAAACAAGGCTGGGTCATGCAGATACCGCTCAAACTGGCATGGGCTGCCACCATCCACAAAAGCCAAGGGCTCAGCCTTGATTCTGCCTTAATCGACGTTCGAGCAACACGAGAACCGGGACAGACATACGTCGCACTCAGCCGGGTGCGCTCTCTGGCCGGTTTGTATTTGAAGGACGTTTTCAAAGGCGTCTGGGTATCGCAGGAGGCTATTCAGTTCACAAAATCCATTTCATAGCCATGATCACTATCACCACCACCGAAAACACGCACCCGCAGGAAGCCGAAGTAGCAGGTACAGCAGAGGCGCAAATTACATGGTTCCCGGAAGCCACAGCGGTCACGCCTGTCCGCACTGGATCGCTTCAAGAATACATCGACCAATGCAGGAGCGGCACCTACCAAGACATCGTGCTAAAGATCCGGCAGGCAGCCGCGGCAAACGAGACAGCCAAAGTGGGAATGCTCAAAAGGCGCCTGCCCGCGGCAACCTTGTCTTGCAGTATGGTCAGCCGCTCCAAGAATGCGCCAATACGGGCGCGCACTCACAGCGGGTGGCTTCAGTGCGACTTTGATGGCAAGGAGAACCTAGGCCTAGTGCAGAGCGATATACGGGCACGCCTGCAGGATGACCCACACGTGGGCGCCGTGTTCGTCGGACCGTCTGGCGTTGGCATTAAATGCGCCGTTCGTATCGACGGCACGCGGCACCTTGCCAGCTTCAACAGCGCCAAGGATTACTTCGCAAAGGAGTACGGCCTGCAGCTTGATAAAGCCTGCAAGGACATCGAGCGGTTGTGCTTCCTGTCGTTTGACCCGGAGGCATGGTGCAGACAAGGCGGAACCAAGGTGCTGCCGGTGACGGAGCTGGCCGAGAAGGAAGTAGTGCGCGCCAAGCCGGTCAATGCAGATCTGACACCGTTTGCAGCAGAACAGCACGACATGAGCATCGCTGACGTTCGGGAGATTCTGACGTATATACCGAAAAGGCCGGATTACGACACTTGGCTGCGAGTTGCATCTGGAGTGTTTAGCGTGCTGCCCCTGGGTGCGGCGTGCGCGGTGTTAAACGAGTGGGCGCCTGAAGAGCATCCGGGCGAGTACGAGAAAAAGCACAAGAACCGCCTGAAGAACGTCACGATTCGGACTGTGATTCACTATGCTCAGCAGCAAGGATTTGACGCACGAGCAGCAGCCAAGCGCAAGACGTGGATGGGGCGCCTACTTTTCGGTGACACGGGTGCTTCACACTCGGATCTGCTAGAGGGAGATCCGTCGCCACCTGATCTGACCGAGGAGGAAAAGCAGATCGTCGGTGAGGACGGCGGCATGGACCTAGAAAGTGTCGTCAAACTTTACACGCGGGAGCAGGTCGGAGACGCGACAGTATTCTTGAGGAGTGGCTGCAATGACTTTGCATACGATCCGTTGTCGCAGGTATGGCGGAAGTACGCCGAGAATACCGGACTCTGGACGAAAGACAGCGTGGGCAGCACCATTCACGATATGTCGGCCCGCATCATCTCAGCATATGATGTGCTGATCAGCACCGCGGAGGCCGAGGCCAAAGCGGCCAAGAACAAGGAAGTAACTAAGGCCAACATGGCCGAGATCCAGCAGATGCGCCAACGCTGCGGAAGCCTGCAAAAGGCGCCGTACATGGCCAACGTGCTGGGATTAGCTCAAAAGTTTGATCGCTTGTGCAGGCCGGCTACCGACTACGATCAGCACAGGCACTTGCTTGGACTGAAAAATGGCGTGTGTGTGGATTTTCGAGAGAAGAAGGTGCGGCCAACTGAACGGGCGGATCTGCTCAGCGTGGCGTGTCCGGTCGTTTACGATGCGGACGCAACGTGTCCATATTTCGATGCGTTTATTCAGCGGGCATTTGGCGGAGACGCGGACATGATCGACTATTGGTGGCGAATTGTCGGGTATAGCCTCACCGGATTCGTCGATCATGATGCGCTCTTTTTCTGTTATGGGCTGGGCGCAAATGGCAAGAGTACGGGATTGATGGCGCTTCGTTATTTGCTGGGTGATCAGCTAAGCACTATGGTGGATGTGAACACGCTTCTGGGCACTAGCGGCGATGCAACGATGGACTACAAAAAAGCCATGCTTGAAGGGAAGCGGCTGATCATTACCGACGAGCTGCCAGACAACAAAAAGATCAACGAGAGCATGGTCAAAGGACTGCTGGGCGGTGAGGACATTGTGGCTCGCAGGCCGTATGAGCGGCCTTATACGTTTTCGCCGACGCACAAGATCTGGATGGTCGGCAATCACAAGCCGAAGATTTCAGGCGTTGATCACGGCATTTGGCGCCGCATTCACCTCATTCCTTGGGAAGTGACGATTCCCGTGGCCGAGCGCAAACCGCGGTCGGAGATCTGGGACATCTTCAAACAGGAGCTGCCTGGCATGTTGCTACGTGCGATTGATGGGTATTTGGATTTTGAGGAACGCGGTGGTTTGTGCCCGCCCGCGATGGTCAAAGCTGCAACCGAGGAATACCGCATGGAAGAGGACAGCCTGCAGCAGTTTATGAGCGAGCGAGTGATCGAAATGCCTGGTGCTCACTTTCCGATGCGTGACCTGTTTACCGAATATAAGAACTGGTGCGCCGCCTCCGGCGAGACATCGGTTGTGGATACTGCAAATAAGCTCACTAGAGCACTCAAACAAGCGCCATACAGCATTTCTATTGGTTATGACAGTTCAAAGGTAAATGTCATGCAAAACCGCATCTTGAGGAGCTGAAATGGCAATTCCCGGTAAACCGGTAAATTCGGTAAAAATTCCCAGCCTTTTTATAATATGGGCACTTTCATTTTACCCAAATTCCTAGAAGCCTAGGAATACAGCCTTCATTTACCGGTTTACCGTAATACTATCTCTTCTCTTTATAAAGAAAAGAGATATTATAGTAATTAAAGCGGGGATTTGCAGGTTGAGTCGTTTTTTGCCGTTTTTACCTTTGCGGAGCACTGCCATTTCTCTCGTGTAGCGCCGCGATTTTCCGGAGCTTTTTTTAATAGGTGTTTTTTTGAGTGCTATATAACACACCCATAAAAACTATACAGCAACTAAAGAACAATAATGAAAAAAGAAACTATAAAAGAGCCGACACAATATGCTTTGAGAATGGAAAAGCGCCGTCTTGCTAGTGAGGCCAGAGTGATGGAGCTGCTACACAATGCGGACAAGGCGCAATTAGAACGCGACTTCGCTTCTTTGCAGAGACAGCGCGAAAAAACCGCGGTTGAGCGCGAATGGTCAGAAATCACGCAGCCAGCCGACAAACCGCAATTCGCAGTGCACAAAAAGCTAGTATTGCAGGCGACAACAAAAAACAAGGCAGGAAGGCCCGCGGAAGCGTGGACAGACCTCGATGCGAGACATTACGGCGAGAAGGTCAAGAACGGGCTAGAAATGGCACTGTGGGCCAAGTACAAGGGCAGCAAAGGACATGCTCACCGTATCCTAGAAAGAACAGACGTGATATTAGTCATGCCGCGGGAGTTGAGGCAGTAGACACAAAAAAAAACCCCTACCAGCACTCACTGGTAGGGGCTCCCCTTTTTACTGACGCCCGTTTTCCGTAGGCTACGGAAATAACGCGGCGTCGGGCTCAGTGTCAAGAGCGATGCGTGGGAGCAGTTCACTATCCTCGGTCTGCTGGTGCTGGACTGGACGCGCAGGCCGGTCGGGCGGTGGGGCGATAAAGATTGGCGTGTCTGATGCGGGTGTGTCGTATGGGTGCAGGAAGACGGTGGGATTCCGCTCGGTCAACCGGGCTTCGAGCGAGACAATCCATGTGAGGCTGCTGGCTTGGGAGACAAGGAGGGTGATGAGGATGATGTTTTTCATATCGGGGTGGTGGTGGGTGTTGGGTGATTAAAGGGAGGGAGTGGGAGGGTTTTGGTGGTTACTTGCGGTATACGGTGCCGTCTGCTAGTGGCTGGGTGGTGGTGGTCTTGGTCATGAGGTGGTGACTATACTCTGATGGGGGATGCGGTCAATGGGGATTGGGTGAGGTATGCAGGTTTTCGCGTTGAACACTGTTCAATTGATCAAGGCAAACCCATAATGTTCAGAAATGTTGATAATTGCCATAGACACCATACCCACCATAAGTAATCTCTTGAACATGTCACAAAAAGCAGGTTTCCGCCTCGCGCGCATTATTTGTACTGTTGCGACCAAATCTCAATAGTATACTAATGACTAATTATAAGCGATTTACGGATGTGATACTGTGGGCCATGTTTAAGCGGGTTTGAGCTATCAAAGTGGGGCAGTCCGATTGACATC